TGTAAGCCATTGCTGTTACAGCAGGGCGAGCAGCTTCAACTGCGGCAGCCTCAACTGTAGGTGTTGCTTCGACTGCTGGAGTGGTTTCCACTGTGGCTGTCTCGCTTTCTGTTGGTAGGGTTTCTTCCACGGCTTCATCTTCAGATGCCGCGATATCAGTGACGGCTGCTGACTTAAATGCGGCGGCCTGCACTAAACTTACTTCGAGCAGATCAGCACTCGATACATACAGCACGCCATTCTTAGGCTTGGCTGCATTGACCATAACTCCGACTGAAAGACCAGTACGAAGTTCTTCTGAGGCTTCGATGAGAGCATCGGTGCCACGGGATGACTTAGAAATCTTAAATGATGCAAAGATTCCATCTTCTGTTTCGTTAAAGAATTGAGCGCGGCCGATTGGCTGCTTTGGGTCATGCTCTAGTAAGAGCTTCACTTTAGATGAGTCAGCGATATTGATCGCGCCACGCTCAAAGACTACAGCTCCGGCGGATGTGTTTCCGACCTCGCCGTTAAATGGGACGATCTTGCCAGAGATAGTGCGCTCTGACGCGTCTGCTGTTAGTTCTGCCGAGAATGTAAGCATCTCGCTCATATCATTCCTTCGCTTCCGTTAGGTGTTAGGTCTGTCATCTCCATGGCTTGCTCCTGAGTGATCAGCTGGAGATCAAGAAGTTCACGGATAACTGCTAGTTCTTGCAGTGGATCAGTGCGGAGATAATTCTTGTCAATGTCGAATTTAACGATATTGCCACGAGCTGTAATGTCGTCCATTGATAAACGATCCTCGATGGCTGAGATAAATGGCTGTAAAGATAATGTTAGGAATTGACGGCGTTCATCGGTTACGTTGGCGTAGGTCATGGTGGTGTTTTGATCTGCTGAGACGTAATATGGTGGCACGTTGCAAAGGCGAGCAATCTCAGTAGCAAGATTCTGAATCGCTTCGTTGTACATCATGTCTTTCGGTGAGAAGCCGACTGTCTCATAATTAAGAGTTGAGGTGAGGTAGGCAGTCGAACGATTCTGACGAGCATTCTTAAACGCTGCCAAAAGTCCCTGCACTTCTGCTGGAGGTAGGTCTGCGCCTGTGTTCTTAAGGTAGCCAGTAGGCATTGGAGTGGCGGCTGCAATTACTGAAGCCTTCTGGATATCTAAAGCTGCACGAATTGTTGATGTGCCAGTGTTAAGAATGCCATCGCTTAGTGATTGGAATGTAATCAATGAGCCAAGGCCGTCCATCGGAACTGTTGTCCCATCGATCGCGTAAGACTTAACGAATACATTGTCACGATCGAGTGTCGCAGTTACGCGGCTGTTAGCGATCCACTCGAATCGAGATGGACGCCCGTCTTCTTGATAAGTCTCTACTACTTGCCAGAATGCCTGTCCGTAAAATAGGAGTGAATCAACTGTGTAGGCAATAGTTACTGATCGAGGCTGTGAGTATGAAGGCTGATCGAGCCATAGTGGCTTGCCTAATTCTTCGCCTGTTGACTTCTTGTATAACTCAAGTGGGATAGTGCCGATTGTGCCAGCCAGAAGATTGCGGCATCGAGCTAGTGCCGGAACTCCCATTGCTTCAGTGCGTCCAACGTAAGCAAACTGGAAGGGCATGGCATAAGGCGAATACTCACCAAGAACCTGCGGTGCGTATTGCGCTTCAACATTGGCCTTCGGTGTTGCACCTGTAAGGCGCGAGAGGATACCCATAGACCGCAATTATACACTACATGTTGTGTTATTCGGTGTAAATAGCCGCAACCTGTTGTGGTTTCAATAGCATAGACACGACCATTGCGAGAGAAATCGGTGCAGATACATCGCCAGCGCTCTTACGCTTAACGATGCGCCAGCTCGAGTCATTAGTCTTTGCCGCGCAGTTGTTCATCTGCTTAATCAATTCTTCTTGCCCATTGTGCACTACTCGACCATTCACCATGCCATCAAGAAGGTCAGAGCAAGCCTGATAGAACTGTTGGCCTGAGACGTCCTGAGTTATCTGACCAGCATTGGCTAATCTTTCAGCGATCGATTGCGTCGTGTATTTGTCGTAACAGATCATCTTAGGTCGGTATTGATCAGCCCAGCCTTTAATCTCAGCTGCGATCTTTAGGTCATCGACCGAGACTTGCGACTCCCACGTCTGGAGAATCCCGACACCGATTCTTCCGTCACCCATAATCTGACCAGCAACGAGGCTCGCATTGCGGCGAGATGGAGATACATCGAAGCCAAATACTGTATAGCCACCGACCGGAATCTGGAGCGTGGCATCGCTGGTCGCCTCAAGTACGCCATGAGGCCATGGACTCTGTAGAGAATCAATCCATTGGCATAGAAGCTCAGTCCTAATGTCTTCAATTTTATTTGTTGCAACAGCTTCTTCAAGTGACTCCTCCGATATCGTATAGCCCAGAGCAGGGTTGCTCATCGCCCATGCATTGCGGTCTGTAATCTTGCAGTATTGCGGTGCTGACCATTCATAGAATCCAAATGACTTAGGAGGGGCAGATAGAGCTCTTTCTCTTAGCGTGTTTAGAGTTTCAGAGAAGGCGTCTCCAGCATTCGATGTCAGTAGGGTCTGGCTGTTAGGTCTGGCGCGAGTCGTAGGGATCGCAGCTGTGTAGCCGTCTTTACTTATCTCTCGAACTTCATCGATCCATAGAAAGTCAGCGGTGCGTCCACGAGATGAATCACGAGTATCCGATACGAGGTCAAGCGTTGCTCCATTAAGAAGCTCGATGCGCTCTCCGCCGTTGGCATAACGAATAGCTTTAGTTCCAGCCTTGAGGTGCGGTGCGTTCTCGATAATCCAAGCGATCTCTCTAAATGTCATGAGTGCCGTGGCTCGGTTGGAGCTCATGATCAAATGCTTAGTCTCGCCTCCATAGAAGAGCCCCCAGATCACACGCATGCGACCTAGGTGCGACTTGCCGTTCTGGCGAGCGATTAGGCAGAGCGAAGTCTTACGAATGTACATGCCTTTAGCGTCAACTCGCATCATGTCATCGAGCATCCACTTCTGCCACGGCAATAACGGCATGCCAAGATCATCTGCGAGCTTGGCGATCTCATCTGAGCGTGTTTTGCCCTTGAGAAGTGGACTGTGAAGCCTTGCCTTGGTTGCCCCTCGTAGCGGCTGTTTACGAGCTGCCATTATTCAGGACTGTCTGTGACTGGTCGGGCGGTAAAGGGTGAGTCCGGCATTGGTCTGGACTGCATCGGGTAGATATTGCCAGAAAAGACAGGGGGGGTGGACTGTCGTGCTAAAAAACTGCCTTCTGACCTGCTTCCTTTCTTGCTATTGCAGCTAGTGCAACATGCCACGAGGTTATCGTAAGCAATAGGATCTCCACCTTGAATGATAGGTATGACGTGATCGACTGTAGTTGCTGGTTGCATGCAGTAGAAGCATGACCATTGGTCACGTTGTAGTACCTCTAAGCGCCTAGCCTTATAAGCTCTAGTCCCTCTAGGATCACCACGCTTTGTACTCATTGCCATCCCTTAGTCTTTAGATGTAGTAACGCACCACAATAGTGTGGCTCATCATAGACTGTCCATCCATAACGATAGCCCACATAATGCCAATACATCCAGAACTGCTTAATAGGTGTTGATCTCTTAAGGCTCTCACTCTTCATCTGGTATAGCCCATATACCTGCTTAGTGCCGGACTTATTACCTACTGCTTTATAGTCCCATCTACTCTCTCGATAGATGATCTCATCATGACATGCTAACTGCTTATCTGTTAGTTGGTAATCAGCTTCTTGTTTAAGCTGTTGAATTGCTAGGTCATTCGCCTTAGCATCTAGTGGCATAGCCATAGATAGAGATATCCCAATAGCGAGTGCTACCACGCGAGCTAGCCCTATCGGGCTCGCGTTGAGCCCCTGATGGGCTCTAGCCCTGAGAGTACCAGTCATGTCAAATACCTTCATGTGTAGCCTTTCCCATAATCTCACTATGTGGAATGTGAATTAGATCACAGTTATCTATTGTCAGTTGAATAGAATCCAGTACCCTTAAACGATACCCCTATAGAGCTATAGACCTTGCTCATCGATGAATGGCAGAACGGGCATTCCAGATCATGAGGCTCGTGGATTGACATCCACTTCTCTATCCTTGCATTACTCTCGCAATGCTCGTTATCGCACTCGAACTCATAGGTTGGCATCTGGATCGACCTCACATGTTCTGCATATCTCGGTGAATGACCATACGCCACACATCGTGCATCTCATAGGTTCTAATTGTCTCAGATTATCCTTAAAATCCCCGTAACCTGCCTTGAGCAATAGATCGACCAGATCACCAAGTCTCATGAATGCAAGGTACTCACTAGGAGCCTTCTCCCCTTGACCATTCAATCGACTCACTACGATAGGCAAGTCACCAGCTTTACTTGCCCTCTTTGTGACCTGATCGATCCACGCCTTTGGCTGGAACGCCGATCTAGCTTTAACTTCCATGTCGAACGGGACATGTGTTATATCTTTTCCAGCCCCTCGACCGATGTCTGCATGTGGCCACCACTCCGATAGGTAACGGGCGACTACACGCTCAGTCGAGAATCCTCGATACTTACGGCTTTGTGAGGCCATTGACAGCGTGACACTTGGCGCATGACCAGCTCTTATTAGCCAGATTGACCTTTATATCTTTGTAAGGGATTGCATCATTGCATAAGCAGCATCTAGTCGTGAATGTAAACTCCTCTAAAATCGCTATGACTTCCTTAGATCGATGTATCTCATCCTCAGTAGGGAATGACTCCCATTCGCCGTCTTGGTTCATGAACTGTAGGCGTCCCATTACATTCTCGCTTTCTGGCGTTGCCATGATCCATCTTTAGCAATCTCGTACCATATGACGTCGTTAGGCGACTCACATCGGCCACCGATCTCACCTGTCACAGCTGCCTTGCACTTGAAATGGCCCCATGGCTTTCCAGCCTTTGTCGTGCCAGTCTTCCACATCATCTCACCATGCTTGCAATGAGGGATGTCCTTCTCGGTCTGGCCGCCAATGATCTCTTTCACCGTCGATACAGCTTCCCCCATTGTGGGCGGCATAGTCGCTGGCTTGATAGTCCATGGATCTTCTTCCTTTACTACTGGAATGTAAGTGCCAGATGTCTCTAGCATTTTGGCTTTAGTCTCATCGATCGTGGCCTTAACTTCATTCGCTTTATTAACTTTGCCCATTTCCTCTCGTGACGCTCGCTTTCCCTTTGTTGCATATCCTGCGTTAGCAAGCGCTCGACCGATAGCACTAGTCTCACAATTCTCCAGCGCTGACGTCGCATTAACGCCTCGACCTTGTATCGTCTCTTCTGCGAGGCCGGTAGTCCACGGGCGAATGTCTGCCTCTGTGCGATATATAGCAGCCTCAACAATAAAACGGCCAGCGGATTGATCAAGTAGCTTTGTATGAATTTGTCCATCTGGGTGATCCTTCCAGAACTTAATAAGTCTTTCTTCGACTGTCTCGTAATCTTCTAAATTAAACATACTGCTCATCCCTTTCTGTAATTAATTCGCAAGCTAGTGCAAGGTAAGCACACGCGTCGATATAGGAGTCAATATGGTCAGCGGTTTCTTGCAGACGTGCGAGCTTGACTTCGACCATCGCCAGACACGCTTGATGGTCTGAGATTGGAGTTTCGAGCATCTGTTGGAGTCTAAGTGCGATTCGAGTCTGATTGATACGAGGATGACCATAAATTCGTCCTCGGTCTCCAATGATGTCAGTAGCTGATAATAGGACTTCACTTGCTTTCACACTCTCACCCTTTCTTTTGATGCGTAGTAATCTCTTACAGCTTTACGCCCTTGTAGATAACCTACGCGAATGCCGACGATACGGCCTACATGAAAATATAGTGCAGATAGCACGATCATTACAATAAAATCGCCTAGTGATGGATCGAACATGTTGAGCCTTTCTTTGGATGCCCTTCATCCGTGGCTCTACTGTCTCATGACCTAAGGGGTAATTTTTAGAGATTAAGGTAACGAAATGGTAACGATTCTACGTCGTCGATGTGATCATCGATGTCCCGATCAAGCTCGTTATCTAGGTCGTCCATAACGCTTGCCTGAGACTACGAAGGTCCCATCTTTCTCGATGTAGATAAGATCGACCTGCACATTCTTGCCATCGACGTACATGATGGCAAATGCCTGCTGCCAGTTGGCTGATCCTTTTGTATAACTGGCTTTGCTAAAGTCCATAAGATTGCCTACTTCTACCCCATGCAGGACACGGCCTATACGGCCTCCAGAGGCCTCTGAGAAGGACGATCTCCCTGCCCTGTGTGTGTGTCCAGAGATGACGCTTTTACCATGCCTACGGGCTGCCTCAAGGGCTGAGAGACCGCCCTGTGATTTGATAGGGGTGTGATCTCCATGGACTGCTATCCAATTAGGCGCAATGTTGTAAGGCTTCTTGTGGAAGGTGATGCCTAACTCATCGAGCTGCATAAACTTCTCAAACCTAAGTTCCGGCAATGAAAGGAATGAGGGAATCTTACGCATGATCTGTGTGTATAGGCGGTCTGTGTGATTAGACCGAATCATCTGTGTTACTTGTAGATCGTAAAGTACCTGAACAGCCTCATCGCGATCGTCTCCCAGAGTCTGCTCGTAGGCTTCTGGCGTGCCTTCTGACCATTTCGAGATGGTGTTGAAGTCAATCTCATCTCCTATCGTTACTACTTCATGCGGCTTAAACTTAGTAATGAACCCTGCAATATTCTTGACTAGCGGTCGATCATGGAACGGGCACTGAAGGTCGGACAGAATAACTATTCGCTTCATGTCGGTTAATCCTCGTCATCATCCTCATAGGGTAAAGGATTCATTCGATCAGGGACCGTTGGCAGAATCCAATCTGGGTAAGAGTCTCGATCGGTAATAATTGCTAGGCAAAGATCAACTGCGAATCCTGCCTTGCGTAGTGCGCGATACATCTCGTGCAGGCTGATAGCCCATGCGTCAAGCTGTGAGTAAGTATCGAGATCGATGACTTTCTTTCTTGCCATGTCAATAATTATCGCTCGAGAAGGATGTTGTAAATCTCATCGACACGCGAGTTGAGTCTCTTAATTTCAGAGAGTAAATGAGTAATTACATAACCTGCAAGCCCACCGATGACGGCAAGGCTGGCAAAGTAAAGAGTGAAGAAGTTTTCTTGAGTCATTCTTTCCCGACTCCGAATGAGGCATCGTTAGGATTGAGCCAGCGCAGAATGACGGGTGCTACTGCTGCCGCGCCTGCCATCGCTAAGGTCTTAGGATCTGTTACGCCTGCCATGTATAGCGCGAGGGCAGCGGCCAAGAATGATCGAGCCCATGATGCTGCTAGTGATTTTGCTTGCTCCATTAGTTTCCACCTATCATCGGTATAGTAAAGAATTGAGAGTCTTCGTCGCCCTTGATAGTGAAGCTGATATGCGCGTGATGATTATGCTTATTGATCCCATCATAAGGACGCCAAGCCCAAGCCTTTTTAGCTGAGGCGATCTTGCCGTCGAAGATGATGTAACTGATTCTCTTATCGCCAGACTTTGCAGCGAGTCGAATCTGATCGACCAAGTCAGGCATGACATCGGGCTTCCGGCCTTTCCCGTTAAGGTCGCGGTCAACATCGATGGCACGTACCCATCCTTGTGCATCTGGATTATGATCAGACTTGCGTGCAGCGTGTCGAGTGTCGCCGATCCAGCCGTCCGAAGTTCTATCTCTATCGGGGAATGCATCATCGATCTGCTCCCTAAGCTGGATCGCTGACTTGCTCAGACGCGGCTTCACTAGTTGCATCCTCCAATCTTATAAAGGCATTA